AGTGATATGTGTACCAGTTAAAAGCACGTGCCATTCTGCTAAGTCTGTTTGTTTCGTCTGGTTGAATATTCCAAACAGGTTCACCGCCTACATATTTGAATTCAGCACCTTTAGGATTTAAAGGTTTAATTGTTAGTTTAGTTGCGCTCATCTGTTCTCCGTATTCTTAAATTTAATTGCGGCGAAGGTTAACATTTTTTCCAAGTCTTTAAGTTGTGTTTTAAACCTATCATAAACTTCAATAAATTTAGGGGTTGGTTTATGTAACCTTCGGCATTCAATAGATTCATAACTTAGTTCGCTACGAATACCCTCTAAATTATTATACATCTTCATTAAGTCACCTGCGCCACGATATTTAACCAATTTGCTAACGTTTTTACGAGCACGTTCCATTCGCTCTATTAATTCGTCTTCCAAAAAGTCTAATTTAACCATAAATGCTCCATAATCTGTTCATAATGTCTATTGTAGCACAAGTCTATTTAGAAGTCAAGTTGTTTTGGACTCGATAAATAGTAGTATGCCACGTTTATCACTATACCGCCCCTATCGTAGTAAAGACTACCAATTCATAGACCGCACCAATTCAGAAATGTACACAGTGGGTGGTTTGGACATTTACGTTCACAAATATTTGGGTCCTATTCTTGATCCTGAACAGAATAATACTCCAGGCGATGCCACTTTGCCTAACTACAATTCAACGAATCCGTTGTTTATTGAAGATTTGCTGTTACTAGAAAACCGTGACCGTGCGTATGACAATGATGTCTATATTATGCGCGGTGTGTATCAGCAACAAGATATTGATTTTGACTTAACACAGTTCGGTTTGTTTTTAAACAACGACACTCTCTTTATTACCTTCCACTACAACGATATGATTGATACATTCGGGCGTAAGTTAATGTCAGGTGACGTGTTAGAGTTTCCTAATCTGCGTGATTACAATCCGCTTAATACTTTAAATCCACGTGCTCTACCTAAGTACTATGTAATTCAAGATGCTGCATTTGCTGGCGAAGGTTTCTCTGTTACTTGGTTGCCACATCTATGGCGAGTAAAAGCGACACCTATGGTGAACGCTCAAGAGTATCAACAGATTATCAATCAGCCGTTTATGCCTGAAAATATTTGGGACAATGGCAATTTCTATCCACAAGGTGAAATTGTTAACTGCGGTGATACTTATTATCAAGCATCAACTCCTGTTCCACCTGGTACTGCTATTGATGCTATCAATCCTGACACAGATTTGCCTTACTGGACGGTTATCACTAATCCTAATACTGTAGGTGATAGTGCTTCAACAAGAAATAAAGACCTTGCTATTAACGATGCGTTAGTTGTTCAAGCTAACGTTGATGTGCCATACAGTGGTTACGATACTACAAAATTCTACATTCTACCTACAGTAGAAGGACAGTCTGCTTTTGCTGGATTCAGAGCAGATCAAACTACTCCGCGTGTTGATACTACTGAGGGTGGCGATGGAACAACTCCACAAGACTGGGGTTACACGTTGGGTTACATGGGCGGTGACGCTCCCACAGATTCTACTTACGCTCCTAACGGATTGCCAGTGACACCGGGTGTTTCTTTTCCACCTACACCTGTTTCAGGTGACTACTGTTTACGCTTAGACTATTTCCCAAATCGTTTATTCAGATACAATGGAAAAGGATGGATTCACATTAGTGATAACATCAGAAGTGAACTAGATTGGGGTTCAAATAATTTCACACAGCGTTCATCCTTTGTAAATAATACATACACAGTGCCTACAGTTGACTTAGGAAATATTCCAAGTCGTCAGTCACTATCAAAACTATTAGAGCCAAAAGCCGATAATGGTGATCAAGGCGGTAACTTACCTCCTAACCCTAGACCCCCAGGACGATAATGCAACAATTCTTTTATGACGGTCAGCTAAGACGATACTTAGAACAATTTGCCCGTATGTTTTCAGGCTTTCAAGTCGAATACGGAAGAAATATTGCAGGCAAAAATGATACTTTAGTTCGTGTGCCTGTTCGTTATGGTGATGCAAGTCGTCAAGCACAAACTATTATTCAAGATAACTCTGCTAACAATATGCCATCAGCACCGTTGATGACTTTCTACATTAGTGACTTATCTTTTGATAGAGATCGTATGCAGAATCCTACGTTTGTAAGCACCACAAGCGTGCGTCAGCGCACGTATGACTCCGACACTGATACTTACGAGACTTCACAAAGTAATGCGTTCACTATTGAGCGTTATATGCCTGCCCCATACAAACTAACTATCAAGTTAGACATTTGGACTTCTAATACTAATCAAAAAATGCAGATATGGGAGCAAATACTTCCACTGATTAATCCTTCACTGGAAGTTCAAACAAGCGATAGCTACTTAGATTGGACAAGTTTAAGTATTGTTGAACTTGAATCAACCGGGTGGACAAGTCGTAGTATTCCAATGGGCACAGAAGATGCTATTGATATTTCGACCTTCACTTTTGCTTTGCCTATCTGGTTAACATTGCCAGCTAAAGTTAAGAAACTTGGTGTTGTTGAACGTGTTATTGCTTCTATTTTTGACGCAAGCGGTGATGCTATTAACGCTGTTACGAATAATGATTTATTGCTAGGCACTAGACAAGTGTTTACTCCATATGGATATCAAGTATTGCTCATTGATGGAAAACTTCAAGCACTACGCAAACAACAAACAGTTGATGAATTAAATAATCAGCTTGCGCCACCTGATAGTCCAGAAAGTAATTTAATGTGGCCCGCAGTTGTAGGACTTTATGGAACACTGCGTCCAGGTATTTCAGTTATTGCACTTCTACAAGAAGACGGCACAGAAGTAATGGGTACTGTAGCGTATGATCCGTTAGATGATCGATTTATGTTGTTCACGCCCGATACTGATACTATCCCAGCAAACACTTTAGCGCCTATTAACGCAGTTATCAATCCATTAACGTCAGGTCCAGGTGAAGGTTTACCTCCTGCGGCAGTGGGTCAACGATATTTGCTTACTGAAAATATTGGTAGCTTTGTTGGCCCATATGATTCGGCATGGGCAGGTTCAGCTGGTGGACGCTTGGTAGCGGTTGCTAATGATATCATTGAATACATGGGCAGTTTCTGGCAAGTAGTTTATAATAGCAGAAGCGATAAATTCCCAGTTGATCCTCCGGTGCCTTACGGAGAACAACCTGTTATTGATCCTAGTGTTCAATACGTAACAAACATGACAACTTCAATTCAATACAAGTGGACTGGTCAGTCATGGGTCAAGTCATATCAAGGTCTTTATCCAGGTGGACAATGGCGACTAATACTGTAAATAACGCCGTAGGCATTTGGTTCTACGCTGTTAACACTGGTCGCTATCTTTACTTGATGCGCAACGATCCTAAACATCCTGACAGCTGGGGTTTACCCGGTGGTAAGATGGAAGAGGGCGAAAGTATGCTAGGCGCAATGGAGCGTGAGTGTCGTGAAGAACTTGGATACGTTCCGCATTTTTCTCGTTTAGTTCCCATTGAGAAATTCACAAGTGCTGACGGACATTTTTCTTATCATACTTTTTTCTGTAGTGTGCCATCTGAATTTGTGCCTATTCTGAATGACGAGCATAGTGGTTGGGCTTGGGTGCAGAGTGGTACGTGGCCTAAGCCGTTACACCCAGGATTATGGAGTACTGTGAATTTTGATGCTGTGCGTGCTAAGATTGCTACAGTAGAAGATAGCGTTAAGAATTAGTCCACTCTCGGACTTTGCAAAAACTTTCAACAAAACTTTTTAAAACAAAAGCGTTAGGCACTGTAGGATCTATTACCTGTTTAATATCTGTGCTGATGCTTATTCTAAGTGCGTTAGACTTATTAGGCGATACTTCATGTAGGCAGTATGCTGGAACAATTGCTAGTTTTCCTGCTACAGGTTTAATACGTTTAAAGCCCAACACATTTGTTTCTTTATTGGCAAACAAACCTTTTTCATCCATCAGTTCACTAGTATCCAGCACTACTAAATCTCCAGCACCTTCTTCTGCTTGAACATAATAAGTTGCGGCAATACTTGAATCGTTGTGACCGTGAGCTTCAATCGCTTCGCCTGGTTCTTTGACATTTGCCCACGCACCTGTAAACTCTAACTTGACTTTTAATTCGTTGGCTTCTTGTATTTGTGTCAGCACTACTTCGCTAACTGTTTTCATTATCCAATCTTTCAGGATATTTAAGTTTGGTTTATCGTAGTCCCATAAACTTTCGTGCGGGTCCTTGTCAGAACCATTACGAATACTTACTGCTATTGAGTAAAGTTCGTCTAGTAAACTTTCGTTAAAACTTTTATCGAATGGGCTTTGAACTTCCCATAAAGGGGTTAACCACCATTGACTACGATACGCATCCATTACACTTTGTCCTTAGTAACGAATGTCTGTCTAGCGGCTTCGAAGCGTTCATATTCTTCAGGAGAAATGATTGTTTCGTCGATGCCCTTGCGAATCATTGCCGCGTGTGCTTCTAGCTGTGTGATATCGCCTTCATACTTGAAGTTTTGTGTAATGCCTTTTGTATCGTAAGCATCCATGATAATATGATAACGATCTTCATCGCTGTCATTACGAATTTGATGCCAAATATTTACCCACACCATGTAAATCTTTCCTGGCTCCATGTAAAGATTTTGTCCGTCAGCCATGAATACACATTTAGGATTTGTAATAAGTGGAATATGAATACGAGCGATGTATTCGTCTTCTCCGCCGTCTGTGTGAACTAAACTTTTACAGTGCGCTTTCAAACAAGTTACACGAGCACGACGCGGAGTCAAACCAAGTTCATCAATTTGATCCATGATCTTTTTGATTTCACCCACATAGGCTGCGGTAGGATTTTTGTGTTCCATTG